AGCTCGTCGACGATCAGGCGCAGGCGCCTGACGCTTTCCTCGTAGGTTTTCAGGTCTCTCAGTTGGTACTCATTCATGGTCTTTCCTCGCGGTTATAGGTTGTGAATCAGCCGGTCATTGCGGTATTCAATCCCGCGCTGCCTCGGCAGTTTCAGGTACGCCAAGTCCTCGGATGCAAGGTCTTTGATCCAATGGCGTAGTTCGTGGCCGTCCCAGTTTTCGGGAACTCTGTTGAATTTCTCATTCATGGACTGCCGCAGCCCCTTTAGCAGGGCATTGGCGAGTTTGCGTTGCTCTTTTTTGGTCATGTCATTTCCTCGCGTAGTGGGATGATTCCCATGCAGCCGCCTCTGACCCGGCTGCCTGTGAGTCACCCGAATGTAGAAAGGTCAAGCCATCCGGGCCCGTTGCCCTCGGCGTCACAGTTGACCCAGACCACATGCTCCCATTGGCCATTTTTTGCAACAAAACCAAAGAACTCGGAGGCGTCGGGGTCCTCCACAATTCCGGTTATGGTTGCGCCGATCAGTTGATCGGCTATCAGCTTTTTCTGGTAGTCAGCATCGTGTGACATGGCGCTCACCTCTTGGTGTAGATATTCAGGCCCATAATCGCATCGGTGCCCTCTATCGGTTTATTGCCTGAACTGGTGGCGATGATGATGGTCTTGCCACTGTTACTCGGGCCCTGATTCTTGCTCAGGTCCACGGTTATCGTCAGCTTGTTTCCTTCCACTTTTACGTCTGCATTTTTCATGGTATTTCCTCGCGGTTGTTTGGGTCCCGCATTGAACCCTTGGGAATGATTCCCTGCGAGAAGTCTGGCCCAGGATTGCGGCCAGACTGCTCGAAGCGGTCACTCGATTTCGACAGACTCAATCTGCCATGTGCCGACTCCTATCTCCTCGAACTCGCCGCCGTCTGTGTCTCTGGCGACGGCCCACTTCTCGGCGTCGGTTGCCTCGATCGTGACGGCGTACTGACTGACCGACTTGACCAGAACCCGGTACTTGCGGACTGTCGGGTCCTGATACTCCTCGACCGACTTCTCAGCCACGGCCCTGAACTGCCTCGAGAGGTGGTCCAGCTCCTCGGCCAGACCATGCAGGTCCGTGCTTTGGAAGTGGCCGCTGAGATGCGTCTGCAGGCGTCGGCTGAGGCTGTCGGCCTGCAGTCGTGCCTGCTCCCGGCGCTCAGGATTGACCGGCGCCACAAAGCTGTCGGAACTCACGACTTCACCTCCAGCTTGGTGGTGGCAAACGGCAGCCAGTCGTGGCCTACCGCGTTGGTCAGCCGGACCTCAAAACCAAACTGCTCATGCAGCGCGATCAGGTCCTCCTGATTGATGGTTTTGCGGCCATACAGCATCTCAGCTATGGCCTTGGCCTTGTCGTTGCGCGGGTAGAACCTGTCGATGCCGTAGACGTTGCGGACCTCTATCTCGAGCGTATTGATCGGGCGCTGCCCGGTCTCGACCTCGAGCCATTCCTGATGCGCTTGGTCTAGGCGTTCTGCGGCGCCGTCGAGCAGGTCGGCCAGTTCGTGCAGGCCGCCCTCCTCGTCACAGAGTCGGACGCCGTCCTCGACAAATTCGGAGCGGCTGCATTCACGCAGCAGGCCCGAGAAATGCCGAGTCTGGACCATGGCCTCGTCGAGCGCGCTGGTCTCCGTGCCCTCGATGGCCACGGTGTATGGCACCCAGTCAGGCACCCGGTAGTCGATGGAACTGGCCAGCTCCTCGATGCGTTCAAGGCTTGCGCCGTCGATCAGATGTACTTTCGTTTTCATGTTATTTCCTCGCAGTTATTTGGGTCCCGCATTGGGCCCTCGGGAATGATTCCCCCAGAGAAGCCGGCCCTGGACCTGACCGGCTGCTCGCAGGGATCACTCGATGATCGTTACGTCCTCCTGTTTTTTCAGATACGGCAGCACCTTGCCGGCGCCGCCGCAGCGGTAGATTTTCTGCACGATTTCATCGTGCCGCTTCTGCCACTCGGGGTAGGTCCGATCGCCAGCCTCGACGCGGTACTTGGCGACCGTTCGCTGGTGCCACTTGCGCGACTGGTAGCCGGCGATGACCTCGGAGTGTCCAACCGAGTGCGTGATGACTGTCAGCCCCGGCCCGGTCATGTCCTTGCCTCCTGCTCGATCAGGTCTGCGCAGCTCGATGGATGGACCTCGCCCGGAGGTGCGCCGCAATAATCGCAGTTGTCGACCGCGTCGAAAAAGGCGCCACTGTAGGCCCCGGTCTCCAGCTTTCCGTCGACGTTGTCGACCCAGTAGATGCCGCTCTCCTCGGTATCATCAGCTCGAAGCTCGAGCGCCTTGGCGTCCCGCTCCTCCTCGGTGTTGAAAGGCCCGTACATCTGGGGCTCAACATCCGACCAGACAAATTGCACGTAGAACTGTGTCATTGTGTTTCCTCCTGTGGGAATGGGATTCTGGTGCGGCTACGCTGGCCCATGCCGATCCAGTCGGTATGGCCTGATGCCCGGATCGCGGCCAGCCATTTCTTTGGGACCTTGTTGTAGCTGATGGCCTGATAGCTGCCGACCTCCTCAAGGCCGACAGTCGTGATGACCCTCAGCGCGCTGGTCGGCTCGGCCGGATGGCGGTACTGCCCGGTGCGGCGGTTGTAGCCCCACTGGCCAGTGGTTCCCGGCATCTCGTACTCGAGAATGGCCTGATCGCCAATGGTGGCCAGAATGCAGCCTTCGCGCTCGGCCTGATTGGCCCAGACGTCGATGTTGTCGCCAGCCTCGTACCACGTATCCAGCGAGCCGTTCAGGTACTCGAAAACGTACCTGATCGCCTCGAGCATGTCGTTGCGCAAGCTGAATGTCTCATGCTCGCCCTCGATTTCCTCGCCGGGGTTTCTGGTGTCCCTGTCGATCATCACGCACTTGTCTGGGACCTCGACGTCGACCCGTTTCATGTCGACGACCTTGAAGGTTCTGCGGATTCCATTGAATGGCCTGATGGCGACCGTGCCGCGCTCGGTCTGCAGGTGTTCTGTGTGGCCAGCGGTCAGCATCTTTCTGATGACCTTGTAGCTGGCTCGACGGTAGGTGCCGTCGACCTTTTTCAGTGTGTCTATACTCATCGTTTTTCCTCGCGTTGTTGTAGTGGAAAATCCACCAGTTAGCGCCCCGCAGGGCGCTATAGCTGGACTCTCAGGCGAACATCTCCATCTGCAGCACCTCGGCCTTGGCCGTCAGCTTGGCGGCGATGCCGCCCCACTGGTCAGCCATGGCGTTGGCGAAGCCGGCAAAGAACTTGCTGCGCTTGTGGCCTCGATCGGCGCTCGGTCCCATGCGGTCAGCGCCGCAAGGTGACTGGTTGGCCCATCGTTTGACCGGCTTGCCCTTGTAGACTTCATCCCGGCCCTCGACATAGTCAGCCGGATCGGCCAGCAGCTCGGGCAGGTCCCGGCGCCACAAGTAGGTCTCTTTGCTGTGGTCGTGGCCGAACTGGTACGGCTGCACCATCTGGCTCGCGAATCCCGGCAGGACGCCGGCTGTGCCTATGCAGCTCTTGGGGTTCTCGACGCACATTTTCTCGATGGGCGCCTCGCCTAAATCTCTGACGAATTCCAGCGCCAGCAGGCGGTTGGCTTCTCGAGTCCGCTGCGGGTCGTGCTTGGGCTGGCATCTCCAAAGCTGGCAGGCAGCGATGTAGGTGCAGGGAGGGTGCATGATGGCCATGTGCCAGCCATCAGTCAGGATGTCCCTGACGTCGCCCTGATAGTGTGGGCCCGGTGACTCGGTCGGTAGAACGTCGCAGGACAGCACAGAATGGCCTCTCGCTGCGAAAGCATCTCGGACTGTGCCACTGAACTCGCAGCCTATCAGGATGCGGCTCAGGCGAAATGACGAGCCCTTGGCGCGTTGCCAAGCGTCCTCAATCTCTGGAGCAAAGTCGGACCAGCTCCAGTCTCCTCCGGTGAAGTCCTGCAGACCGGCCCACTGACAGTTGATCGCCTCGGCCATCAGGTCGTTGGCGTCGGTGAAGTCGTGAACGTGGTCAACCCTGGACCCCTTGGGCTCCGCGGCATTGCGATCATTGATCGCTTTCAGCTCAGCCTCGGAGTGTGCCGCGCGGACGGCTGCGGAAAAATCCGCAGCCAACCGCGTGACGTCGAGCCGTTGTAGGCGCTCGATCATGCCGACTTCTCCATCTCCTCAAGCTGCAGGTGCCAATACTTCTGGGCCGTTTCCTTGAGTGAAGCCTGATAGTTGCTCAGCGCCTTGTAGCCGTGGCGCTCCATGCTGTAGGTCGTGAGACCAAGGTCCAGCAGGACAGCGGTGAGGTTCATCAGTTTGGCCTCGATGCTGGCGCGGCTGCGGTAGCTGAGCGGGTAGTCAGGCGACGGCTCGGCGTCGATCGTGCCGAGTCCCTGACCTCTGGCTTGCCGGATCATCTCGGCCTTGTTGTATTCCATGCCATTTACAGCTCGCAGCGACATTGCCGCGTACAGGCTGCAGAGGCTCCAGTTCTCGACGTCGCTCCAAGGAGCGGGTCGTTTCTTTGTTGCTTCTGTCATTTCATTTCCTCGCGTTTCGTTAGCTGTCAATTTGCAGCAGACCGCGTCCCTGCGGTTTCGGCCATTAAGGCCTCGTCAGTGCTACTCAGGTGCAGCAACCGCAGCAGGGCGCATCTTCGCAGCGGCCTGCAGGATTGCGCCGGCCGAGGAGGGTGCCGCCAGCAGTATAGAACCCTGTCGGGTCGTAGTGGCTGGCGCGGTGGCCGGCATTCTCGAACCTTGCCGGCCGCTCCATTGCCCGCTCGGCGCTCTCGGCCTTGGTGTGGCAGTCGACGCCGTAAGTCTTGCCGCGGCCGTAGTATCTGGCGCGGTCGCCGGGAATCAGCGGCGCGCCACAGTCGGCGCAGGTCGCTGCGTATCGTAGGTTTATGATGCGTTTGCTCATGGTTCCTCCTCAGAACAGTGGGATTTGGTCTTGCTTGGTGTACTTGGTGTAGGCCTGCCATTTGGCGGTGCCCTTGGGAATCTTGGTCGGCTCCGGCTTGGCGATCGGGGTAAAGGCGTAAACGGCCCTGATTCGATGCCGCCTGCCTTGGCTCCAGTCGACGACCTTGCCGTCGACCAGTGCAGCTACGTGGCCTCGAACCTGCAGCACGTAGCGGCCCTTGGCCAGCTTGCGGTCGCGCTCGGCGCTGATGCAGGTCTTGGCGTCGTAGTCGCGCCAGTCCAGCGCCTCCATCAGGAACCCGAGTTCCTTGGCTGCCCTTTTCCCCATGGTGTGGAAGTTGCAGCCCCTTCGCGGCTTGCGGCCTTGCTTGGCCAGCGCATGGTGGCACTCGTCGTAGGTGAGTCCGGTCGCTGCGGTCAATGCCTTGACGGTGCAGTCGTTGTTCTCGTTGTGGGCCCTGCTGGCCGTGGCCATGGTGTCCCATAATGCCTTGCTCGATCCGCTCAGCTTCATTTTGCAGTCCTCAGGTAGAGGTGCTGCCGGACAACAAGCAGGACCAGCCAAAAGAGACCGCCTATCAGGGTGATAATGTCGTGGGTGTGTTCCATGTCGTTTCCTCGCGGTTGGTGTCAGTGCCGCCCCGCTTCCGGGTTGGCCGAAGGCCAAAATACCGGAAAGGGTTTCCGCTGTCAACAGGTCGGAGCAAAAAAGGCTACAATCCGCAGCACCACTGGCCCGAGGAGAGCGACCTTGCAGGCAACGACACAAAAGACGGGGGGAAAGCCGCAAGGTTCTGCTGCCGCTCCGAGGAGGGGAGGTGCCGTGTCAATCTTTACTCCCGCTCTGTTCACGACCATCACCGACCGGATCAGCCGTGGCGAATCTCTGAGGAGTGTCTGCCGGGACCCGGAAATGCCGCACAAGTCAACGGTGCTTAGGTGGCTGCGTGAAATGCCTGAGCTGCGCGACCAATACGCGGCCGCGCGCGACGACCTGCTCGAGTACTGGGCGTCCGATATTCTCGAGATTGCCGACGATGGGACGCTGGACACCATGCCCGGTCTCAACAAGTACGGCGACGAGGTCATGGTGCCCAACCATGCGAACGTCCAGCGCGATCGCCTGCGGATAGACTCCCGCAAGTGGCTGCTCAGCAAGCTGGCTGCCCGCAAGTACGGCGATCGCCTCGAGGTCGAGCATAGTGGCGAGGTGCAGCATCGCGTCGACATTACAGCCCTGTCAGCCCGCGAGAAGATGCGCCGCCTTGCCCTGTTCATGCTCGAGGATCAGGCGGCCGGCAACATCATCGACGGTGAAGCTGTAGACACAACAGACCAGCCCGCTCCAAGTGACTGACCTGCCAGCCGAATCTCGATCGACCGGACATTGTCCGCTCGGCGCCTCGAGCTCACAAAAGCGAAGGGGGGGGGTCGAAATGTTGGGGCACCCCCGCGACGCGCGCGATTCGGCGGCGGGTTAGGGCACCAGCCCACATTTTTAGCTGTGAAAAAAAATGACGACTAAATACTGTCCCAGATGTGGTTTTGACCCGCTGGATCCCCTCGTTGCCGCGGAACGCGCCGACCTGGGCCGCGCTGATTTGCCCTCTCGCAGACCCAAGAAGCCCGATCGGTTGGCGCGGGTATTGGCTTACGCGAGCCCGAAAAAAAAATCGAGGAGGAGGTGGTATGGGTGAATGGCAGACGGTTGTTAATGACTGGCCGCCGAACATTGATGAGATCAGGATGGCGTTGCCCGATGTGAGCGAGAAAAATATTTTCGCCTACGACAACAAGATCTTTAATCCCGGTGGTGGCAAGTTGGGTCAGGAGCTCCATGCGCATGAGGCGGTGCATTTCAAGCAGCAGGCGGCGATTGGGGTGGAGGCGTGGTGGGTGGCGTTTTTGTCGGATGAGGTATTCCGGCTGGCGCAGGAGATCCCGGCGCACAAGGCCGAATACCGGACTTATTGCAAATATAATCGGGATCGCAACGATCAGGCGCGTTTTTTACGCACCCTGGGCCAGAGGTTGTCCTCCCCGATGTACGGTGGGATCATTACGGCCAATGAGGCCATGAAGCGAATCCGATGAGTGAGGAAACCGACAAGATCCGAAAAATCTTGGACGAGAACGCTGACAAGGATTTCGTGCAGCGCATTCTCGACCCTGACAATTCGCCTTTCTTGGATCTGGGTGGTGGCTACCGCGGCACACACCTGATGGCGGCCGATATTGATGATGAGACTGGCAGATGGCTGGTGTATCCGACCATTGTCAGGATCGAGGGCGAGCTCAAGCAGCTCGACGTCGAGGACGCTTTTCATCACGCCAAGTCGACTGGCCAGTACATCAATTTCGGGGATAAGAAGGATGAGGCGATCGAATTCTCGAAAAATTACAAGAAGGTCTGGGAGGAGGAGGAATGACTGCTGAATCGGCCCTGATCGAGGAACTGATCGGCCGTTATGACCAGCTCCCGCCTGAAAAGAAGGCCGAGATGGACAAGCTGGTGCAGGATCGCTCTACAGGGCGCCTCTGGTTCCCGACACCGGGCCCGCAGCTCAACGCGGTCAGATGTCAGGCTGATGTGCTGCTCTACGGAGGATCTGGCGGCTCCGGCAAAACTGACCTGATTCTGGGCCTTGCTCACACCGAGCATCAGAAATCGCTCATCATCCGAAAGCATTACACGGACCTGACCGCGCTCACCGACCGGGCCAAGGAAATAAACGGCACGGAAAAGGGCTACAACGGATCAGCACCGCCGCGGCTGAAAACGGTCGAGAATCGCACCATTGATTTTGGCGGTATCGCAAAACCCGGCGACGAGGAGCACTGGCAGGGGCAGGCGCACGATCTCCTCGCGGTCGACGAGGTGGTGCAGAATCGCGAGGCCGCAATTCGATTTTTGATGGGTTGGGTGCGCTCGGCAGACGACAGCCAGCGTTGTCGCGTGATCCTGGCCAGTAACCCGCCGACCACCAGTGCAGGCGACTGGATCATCCCGATGTTTGCGCCGTGGCTGGATAACCGCTACGAAAATCCGGCCGAGCCCGGTGAGCTCAGATGGGTCGTGACCATGGTCAACGATGCCGGAAAATCCTTCGATCACTGGGTCGATGGGCCAGATGTGCGCATTCCATCAGGGAGAAACTCAGACGATGGCACCCCGAAAATGCTCAAGCCGGAATCCCGCACATTCATACCGGGCCGTCTTGATGACAACCCGTTCCTCGCTGCTGACGGAAAATACGCGGCCAAGCTCGATTCACTCCAAGAGCCGCTGCGATCGGCCATTCGCGACGGCAATTTCATGGCCGCGCGACAAGACGAGCCAGACCAGCTCGTCCCGACTGACTGGGTAATTGCTGCGCAAAACCGCTGGTCGGAGCAGTTTTTCGGCTCCCCGCCGTTAAATGTGCCGATGTGCGCGATCGGCGTGGATGGGGCTTCCAAAAAGGATGAAGCGGTGCTTGCACCGCGCTATGACGGCTTTTATCCGACCCTGATCGCAGTACCCGGCACCGAGACTCCTCACGGCCGCGATCTGGCCGCACTGGTCCTGAAACACCGCAAGCATTCGGCCATTCCGGTGATCGACTGCGGCGAGCGCACCGGGGCCGAGGCGTATGCGCATCTGGACGAGAACGGCGTGGAATGTCAGCGCCATGTGGGCATGGACAAGTCAGCCGCCCGCACCAAGGAAAAGATGCTCAAGTTCTACAACAAGCGCGCCGAGGTTTACTGGAAATTCATGGAGGCGCTCGACCCGGCCCAGGACGGCGGCTCACCGATCGGACTCCCTGATGACCCTATGCTGAAAGCGGATCTCACCATCCTCACATGGGAGCTCACGCCGAATGGCATCAAGGTGATGAGCAAGAAGGACGCGGTCGCATTACTCGGCCGCTCACCTGATCGCGGCGATGCTGTGGTGCAGGCGTGGAGCTCGGGTCCCAGAGCAGTCACGCATCTGCATGAGTGGCGAAAAGATCAGATCGCGGGTACGATGCTCGGGAAAATCAATCGTAGGCCAACTGTGAACATGGGACCACGTAGAGGTCCAAGGAGACACTGATGGGTGGATTGAAAAACACCATGAAGCGCGCCACCAATTTAGGACTCGGCCGGGGCTATAAGACCAACGAGGAGCGCCGGCAGGAGAAACGCGACAAGATCACAGCGGCGAAAAATAAAATGTTCGCCTCAGCGCAGCTCCCCGACGAGGAGGAGATCAGGCGGGTCGAGCGCCGGAAATCCGCGAAACGCCGCGGATCTCGAGCGCAAACCGTGATGACCGAACGGGAAACGATGGGATGAAACCGTCCGACCTCGTAAGGCGGGGTATGCAGCTCTACAACGAGCGCAAGGCGATGACGACCCTGTGGCAGGAAATTGCGGAAAACTTCTATCCGCAACGCGCCGATTTCACCCTGACGCGCTACATCGGTGAGGAGTTCGCGGAGCACCTGTATTCGAGCTATCCGATCATCGTGCATCGCGAGCTATCAACCAGTTTCGCCGCCATGCTCAGACCGCGCGCAAAAGACTGGTTCTCGATCGACGTCGACGAGTCTGACAAACTATCGCATCAGGGCAAGGAGTGGCTCCAGTGGGCCACCAAGCGCCAGAAGTGGGCCATGTACGATCGGCTCGCCTGTTTCATCCGGGCCACCACTGAGGGCGATGCGGATTTTGCCGCCTTCGGCCAGTGTTGCATCTCACAAGAGATCAACTGGAACACGAACATCCCACATCTCCTGTACCGCACTTGGCATTTGCGCGATGTCGCATGGGCCGAGGACGAGACCGGCAAGATCGGTGAGATCTACGTCAAGTGGAAGCCGATGATTAAGCAGCTCGTCGAGATGTTTGGTGCAGAGGCCTTGCATCAGAACGTGGCCCGGTGGGCCAACGGCATCGAGAACCTGCAGAAAACCGAGTGTATGAGACTGGTCGTATCGACCGACATCTACCGCGGTCAGGAGGAGCAGGGCGCCGGATTCCCATGGATGATCGTTTATATGGATGTGCTCAACAATCACATCATGGCCGAGCATCCATCTACCTCTCGCGGTTTCACCCTTCCGCGGTGGCAGACCGTGTCTGGCTCGCAATACGCTTACTCCCCCGCGACCGTAGCTGGCTTGCCAGACGCGCGCCTGCTACAGGCCATGAGCCTGACATTGCTCGAAGCCGGCGAGATGTCGGTGCGACCACCAATGATCGCGACACAGGACGCAGTCCGCTCGGACATCCAGCTCTTTGCTGGCGGCATCACCTGGGCCGACCATGAATACGATGAACGCAAGGGCGATGTATTGCGCCCGATCAATCAGGATCGCCGCGGTTTGCCGATGGGCTACGACTCGCGGGACGCGCAGATGCGCCTGATCGCTGATTCGTTTTATTTGAACAAGCTGACTTTGCCGCCTCCTGAGGGCGACATGACGGCCTTCGAGGTGGGTCAGCGCGTGGAGGAATACGTCAGGGCAGCCTTACCACTATTTGAGCCGATGGAGCACGAATACAACGGCCAACTTTGCGAAGATACCTTCGACTTGCTTCTGCGCGCTGGCACCTTCGGCTCGGTCCAAGATATGCCGAAGGAACTGCAGGGCAGGCCGGTTCACTTCAAATTTGTATCGCCCCTGCACGACGCCATTGAGCGCAAGCAGGCGGCAGTATTCATGGAAACTGCAGGGCTCTTGGAGCAGGCAATGGCCATGGATCCAACAGCAGTTTACAACGTCGACATGACCAAGACTTTCCGCGATGCACTCGAGGGTGTTGGCCTGCCGGCGAAAAACATGGTGCCGCTGGCCGAGGTCGAGAAGCAGGTCGCAGAGGCACAGCAACAAGCACAGGCGCAGCAGGAAGCTGAGCTCGCCAGAACAGGAGCGGAAGCCGCAAAGGATATGGGGCAGGCTGAGGCCAGCATGGCTCAAGCCGCCAATG